TGGAGGCGTTCCGCTGGGCGGACGGCTCGGATTCGTCGGAGCTGGAGGAGATCGCCGAGTCGAACGACATGTTCGACGAGGCGTCGCTCGCGCACCTGGACGCTCTGACCTACGGCCGGGAGTATGTGACGGCCGGCTCGTCGGAGCCGGGCCTGCCGCCGCTGGTGACGTTCGAGTCGCCCCTGGACATGACGATGTTCTGGGATGCGCGGCTGCGGGTGGCGAAGGCGGCGCTGCGGCTGTCGGTGGACGACGGGGTGGAGATCGCCACCCTGTATCTGCCGGACCAGACGGTGTACGCGGCGCAGACCGCGAACGGCTGGGAGGTCTTCGACCGGGACGTGCACGGTCTGGGTATGGTGCCGGTGCTGCGGATGGCGAACCGGCAGCGCACCGCGGACCGGGTCGGTCGCAGCGAGATCACGCCCGAGGTCATGTCGATCACGGATGCGGCGTGCCGGCGGCTGATGGGCATCGAGGTCGGCGCCGAGTTCTTCCAGGCACCGCAGCGGTATCTGCTGGGCGTCTCGGAGGGGGCCTTCCAGGACGTCGAGGGGAACGCCAAGACGGCGTGGGAGACGTACATCGGCCGGGTGCTGGCGCTGGAGCGGGACGAGGACGGCAACGTGCCGACGGTGGGCCAGTTCCCGGCGCACGACCCGTCCGGCCAGACGAAGATCATCGACCTGTATGCGCGGATCATGTCGTCGCAGATCTCGGTGCCGCCGCACATGCTCGGCTACACCAGCGACAACCCGGCCTCGGCGGATGCGATCCGCTCGGCTGAGGGCGCCCTGGTGAAGAAGGCCGAGCGCAGGATCCGGCGCTTCAGCGCGACGCACCGGGACGCGATGCGGCTGGCGATCTGGTTTCGGGACGGGGAGCCGCCGGACAAGTCCCGCCGGATCGAGACGGTGTGGCGGAACCCGGCGACTCCGACGATCGCCGCGCAGACGGACGCCGCGGTGAAATTGGTCCAGGCCGGGGTGCTGCCCGCGGACGGCGACGTGGTGCTGGAGATGGCCGGCCTGTCCGAGGAGCAGCGGCGCCGGGTGGCGGCGGAGCGGCGGCGCAGCGCGGGCGCGGCGGCGAGCGGCCAGCTGATGCAGCGGCTGGCGCAGCTCGGCGACCAGTCGGCGCCGCTGCCGTCGACCGCGGAGGTCACCGGTGGCGACGACGGTCTCTGATGGCGGCGAGGCGGCCGGCCGGTACCGGGCCGCGCAGGTCGGCCTCACACGGCTGCTGGTGCGTGATGTGCGCGGTCTGCGACGGCTGATCATCCCGTCCCGGTTGCGGCAGTCGGTCCCGGACTGGCTGACTGCGGTGAACGCGGTCGTCGAGCAGTACGCGCGCACCTCGGCGGCCCTGGCGGCCGAGTTCTACGAAGCCCAGCGGGAGGCGGCCCGGGTGCCGGACGTGTTCACGGTGCCGCTGGCCGACCCTCCGCCGCGCGAGCAGACGGACGAGTCGCTGCGCTGGGCGACGAAGGACCTGTGGCCGCGTGATGCGGATGAGGCGACGCCGGCACAGCTGCAGCCGATGGAGGTCCGCCTGGAGCAGGCGGAGAAGAAGGCGGAGGCTGTCGCGCAGAAGCTGGTGGCGGACACGGGCCGGAGCACAGTCCAGGAGGCTGTGCGGCAGGATCGGCAGGCGGTCGCGTGGGCGCGTGCCGCGGCTCTGGGCGCGTGCGCGTTCTGCAAGCTGCTGGCGACCCGGGGCGCCGTCTACAAGCAGGACACGGTGGATTTCCGGGCACACGACGGCTGCCACTGCGGCGTCGTCCCGGTCTTCCGCGGGCAGCGGTTCGAGCTGTCCGCGCACGCGCGCGAGTGGGAGCGGCTGTACCGCGAGTACGCCGCACCGCACTCCGGCGACCAGCTCAGGCGCTTCCGCCTGGCGCTGGCCGAGCACGACAGCAATCCGCTGCCGGGCTCCAACTGACCCATTCCCTTGGCCGTCCTGGCGGCGGCCCTATCTCAGCCCCTGGAGGGCGACTTCACCATGCCCGAGAACGAGGAGATCCCGCAGGGCGGTCAGCCGGAGGCGGAGCCGCAGGAGACCGTGACCGCCCCGGAGGCGGAGCCGGCCAGGCAGGATCCGTGGGCCGACCCGGAGGCCGCGCGCAGGGAGATCGAGCGGCTGCGCCGGGAGGCGGCCGGCTACCGGACGAAGGTCCGCGACCTTGAGCCCCTCGCCAGGAAGGCGAAGGAGCTGGAGGACGCGCAGAAGTCCGAGCAGGAGCGGCTCGCCGAGCAGCTGTCGGAGGCGCAGCAGCACGTGCAGGCGTTCCGGCAGCGGGCGGTGCGCGCGGAGGTGCGGGCCCAGGCGGCGGCAGAGTTCGCCGACCCGGACGACGCGGCCGCGTTCCTCGACCTGGACGCCTTCGTCGGCGACGACGGCGAGATCGACACCGAGGGGATCCGTAAGGGCCTGGCGGACCTGCTGAAGCGCAAGCCGCATCTCGCCCGGGATGCCGGGCCGCGGGCGCCCCGGCCGGACCGCACGCAGGGCTCCTCGGGCAACGGCAACCGAACCCCCACCGACCCCGCGAGCGAGTTCGCGGGGTTCCTGACTGGCCTGCTCGACAGGCGCTGAGACGAGGTATCTCATGGCTGCAACCCCGCCGGTCACAACGTCCGGCATCCCCAGCACTATTCTGCCGCGGACCATCTCCGGGCCGATCTTCGCGAAGGCCACCGAGCAGTCGACGGTGATGCGGCTGGCGCGGCGTGTGCCGCTGTCGCTGACCGCGAACACGGAGATCCCGGTTCCGCTGGACGTGCCGACCGCGGACTGGGTCAACGAGGGCGGCAAGAAGCCGATCTCCTCGGGCGGCATCGGCGTGAAGACGATGCAGGGCAAGAAGGTCGCCACGCTGGTGGCCGTGTCCGAGGAGGTGGCCCGCACCAACGCGGCCGGCCTCTACCAGCAGCTGTCGCAGGACCTGCCGACCGCGATCGCCCGCGCGTTCGATGTGGCCGCGATCCACGGCCGCACCATGAAGGGCGGCACCGGCCCGTTCTCCGACTACCTGGCGATGACCTCGAAGAGCGTCACGCTGGGGACGGCGGCGCAGAACAAGGGTGGCATCTACGCCGACCTGGTCAACGGCATGGCCGCGGTCACGGACGACGACTGGGACTTCAACGGTTTCGTCGCCGACAAGCGGCTGAAGCCGCAGCTGCTGCTCGCCACGGACACCGTGGGCCGGCCGATCTTCGTGGACTCGACGACGCCGGGCACGGACGCGGCTGGCGGGGGCACGCTGCTGGGCGAGCCGCTCGCCTACGGGTCGGGGATCTCTGGCAAGTACCGCCGTCAGTCGACGAGCACGGACTCCGGGCTGCGGGCGATCGGCGGTGACTGGTCGCAGTGCGCCTACGGCGTCGGCATGGACATCACCATCAAGACGAGCACTGAGGCTACCTACGTGGACGAGGACGGCACCGTCCACAGTGCGTTCCAGGAGAACCTGGTGCTTCTGCTGGTGGAGGCGTACTTCGGCTTCGTCCTCGGGGACCCGGAGGCGTTCGTGAAGTACGTCGGCGCTGCGGCGGGCTCGTGATGGGGGCCGCCCTGGCCTCCGCGCCGGGCGGGGCGGCCACGCTGAGGATCGTCGTCCGTGTGCACGCGATGCCTCCGCGGCACAACGCGGGGGCGGAGCACATGCTCGTCAGCATGCTGCGGCCGCTGGTCGAGCGCGGGCACGACGTGAGCGTGTGGCTGTCCCGGTACACGCCGGATCGCGACGTGTACACCTACGGCGGCATCCGTGTGGTGCCGCTCGGGGCACGGCTTGACTTCGGTGAGGCCTGCCGCACGGCCGATGTGCTGATTAGCCATCTGGAGAATGTGCCGGCGACGGCGGCGCTCGCTCGCGGCTTCAGCACGCCGCTCGTGGTGCTGGTGCACAACACGCACCCGCAGAGCTTCCGGCACATGGCGTCTGGTGGTACAGCTCTGGCGGTCTACAACAGCCGGTGGATGGAGCGGGAGGCGGAGCTGTACTTCGCCGAGTACCCGCACTCGGTGCGCCCGGAGGCGTCGATGATCGTGCGGCCGCCGGTGGTGGCGGACGACTACCGGACCACGCCGGGCGACTGCATCACGCTGATCAACTGCAACGAGGACAAGGGCGGCGACCTGTTCTGGCGGATCGCCGCCCGCATGCCGGAGCAGAAGTTCCTGGCAGTCCGAGGCGCCTACGGGGTGCAGGTCGAGCCGCCGGAGCCCCTGCCGAACCTCACCTACATGGAGCACGTGCCGGGCAACGAGATGGCCGAGCGGGTCTACTCGCGCACCCGGGTGCTGCTGATGCCATCCCGGTACGAGTCGTGGGGCCGGGTGGGCGTGGAGGCGATGGCCTCGGGGATCCCGGTTGTTGCGCACCCGACGCCGGGCCTGTGCGAGTCCCTCGGCGAGGCCGGGATCTTCGCGGACCGGGATGACCTGGATGCGTGGCTGGTGACGCTGGAGCGGCTGCTGACGCCGGCGGAGTGGCGCATGGCGTCGAAGCGGGCTTTGGCCCGGTCGGCGCAGCTGGATCCGACAGCCGAGCTGACCGCGTGGTACGAGGCGATCGAGAAGCTGGGAGGCAGTGGTGTTCGAGGCTCCCACCGCCGAGCAGCTCGGGCTGTATCTCGGGCTGCCTGAGATCGAAGGCGACCGGGCGGATCTGCTGATCCAGACGGCGATCCAGCTGTGCCAGACGGTGGTGTCTCCGCTGCCGGATGGCGCGCAGGCTGTGGTGCTGTCGGTCGCCGGCCGCGCCTACGTCAACCCCCAGCAGGTCTCCTACGAGACGATCGGCCCGATGTCGGTGCAGCGGCCGCAGGGCTCGGGTGGCCTGTACCTGACCAAGGCCGACAAGACCGCGCTGAAGTCCTTGGCGGGCCGGGGCGGGGCGTTCACGGTGGATCCGACGCCGGACACCGCGGACCCGTCGCCGACGTGGCCGATCGACGACACCTACGGCCCGGGCCTGGAGTACGAACCCGGCTGGGGGTGGGTGTAGATGCCGGCCCCGTACCCGTTCGGGGAGACGGTGCGGATCATCCGGTTCGGCCCGTCTCCCGGCCGTGACCCGCGCGGGCAGCCGCTGCCCGGCCCCGACGAGTCGTTCGACGTGCCGGGCTGCGTGGTGACACCCCGCCAGGAGACGCCGCAGGTCGGCGGCGCGGAGCAGCAGGGCCGGGACACGGTCATCGTCGGCTGGACGGTGTACGCCCCTCCCGGCACGGCCCTGCGCACCACGGACAAGGCAGTCATCCGCGGCGTGACGTGCGAGATCACCGGCGAGCCCGGCGACTGGGGGCGCAGCCCGTTCACCGGGAGCCGCGGGCCGGTGCAGTTCGCGGCGGACCGGGTGACCGGCTGAGGAGGTGCTGTGGCCGCGAAGTTCAAGATGAGCCGTAAGGGCGTCGGGCAGTTGCTGCGGTCGGACATGGTCCGGGCGGAGATGGTCCGCCGCGCCGAGGCGATCAAGTCCGTTGCGGTGGCGCTGTCGCCGGTGGGCGGCGCCGGGGACCCGCACCCGGGCCAGTACCGGGAGAGCTGGACGGTGACCAGCAGAAAGCGGGGCGGCGAGCGGAGGAACCGCGCTACCGCGACCGTGCGGAACACCGCCTATTACGCCCGCTGGGTGGAGTACGGCACGGAGCGGGTGCCCGCGCATCATGTGCTGCTGCGCGCGGCGCAGGCGGGTGGCCGCTGATGGCCGCGGTCGGCTCGGTCGATGTCGAGCTGGAGCTGATCGGCTGGCTGCAGGCCCGGCTCGGCGACGACGTCGTGGTGCGCGACGAGCTGGACAACAACCTCCTCGAGGAGCTGCCCACGGTGCAGGTGCAGGTCGTGGGCGGCGACGACGACGGGCTGCGTCTGGACCGGCCGCTGGTCGACGTCGACATCTACCACTCCACTCGGGGCGAGGCGATCGCCCTGTCCACGACCGTGCAAGGGCTGCTGCTGACCGAGCTACGCGGCTCGGTAACGGAGCGCGCAGTGTTCGGCCGGGTCGCGACCGTGTCCCGGCCTGCCGTGCGCCCCTACGAGAACACGTCGCTCCGCCGTGTCGGGGCGACCTACGAGATCTACTGTCACCCGGTCTCCTGACCGGTTTGGGCCCGCGCCGGACCCTGTCCTCGACCCCGCCGCCGTGCGGGGTTTTCGCATGTTGGGAGACCCCTCATGGTCAACATCACGCGCGCGGCGGACCTGACCGTCATCGGCGCGAACGGCGGCGGCTGGGTGTCGGACACTGGCACGACCTCGCCGGCATCCCCGCTGGAGCAGCCCGTGGCCCCGTGGCGGCCGCTCGGCGCCATCTCGGACGACGGCCTGGTGTACGGCTTCGACGAGGACTCGCAGGAGTTCACGCCGTGGGGCCTGACCAGCCCGTTCAGGACCGTCGTCACCAAGTCGGTGCGCACGTTCAAGATCACGCTGTGGGAGACGGCCCGGACCACGGTCCAGTCGATCATGTACCGGATTCCGGAGAGCGACCTTGCCCCGGACACCGACACCGGCCTGACGTCGTTCGCGGAGACCGCGAGCCCGTCCCCGGACCGGCGCGCCTGGTGGTTCGTCGTCATCGACGGCGAGACCGCGCGCGGCTTCTACGTGCCCACCGGCGAGATCAGTGACCGCTCCGACGTGACGTTCAAGCAGGACGAGATGTCCGGCTACGAGATCACCGTCACCGCCTACCCGGACGAGGCCGGCAACACCGTCTACCACACCGACAAGGTGCCGGCGACGCCCGCCTACACGGGCTCCTGAGCTGGTGGACGGGCCGACAACCTGTCGGCGCGGGCCCGGCCCGTCCACCTCCCCCTGTCCCCGCCCGCGCCAGAAGAGAGAGGCCCGCGCCCATGAGCACACAGAACCGTCCCCGCCGGCCGCAGCCCACGCCGCGCGACCTGGCGCCCGCACCGCGCCACGAGGAGCCCCAGGACGACTTCTACGACGAGGAGGAGCCGGCGTCTGCTGCGGTCGCGCAGGAGATCGAGGCCACCGGCCACTACGTGACGGCCGCGCTCGCCGGGGAACCGATCCGGGTGATCCCGCCGGGGGCCTGGCGGCAGTCGTGGCAGCGGCAGCTGGCCCGCGGCATGTTCGACGCGTTCGCGGAGAAGGTCGTCCACCCGGACGACCTGGACACGTACTTCGAGATCGATCCGACGAACGACGAGTTCGAGCAGTTCGTCTCCGACGCCGCGGAGCGGGCCGGTGAGAGCCTGGGGAAATCGCGTGGACCCGCGCGGTCGTCGAGGCGCACGCGGAGGCGGTAGAGGCCGACCTCCTGCGCTACTACCAGGGCGTCGACCTGCTCGACGTGCACCGGGGGCGGATGTCGTGGCGGCGGCTGCGGGTCCTCATCCAGCACCTGCCGCCCGAGTCCGCTACCTGGACCGCGCTTCGCAACTCCATGTCGGAGGAGGAGCTGGCCGAGCAGGCGGAGAAGGCGGAGCCGGAGAAGGGCCGCTGGTCGCAGGCGGAACAGCTGCTGGCGACCATCGCCGACCGCATCGCCCTGCTGCAGTACGCCTACGTGTCGGCGCACATCGAGAGCAAGGCGAAGCTGCCGGCCCGACCGGAGCCGGTCCGTCGGCCCGGCGCGAAGGCCCCGCGGCCGAAGCCGCAGATGTCCGAGGGCGCAGCCGAGTTCCTGTACCAGCTGATCAACGGCGCGGCTTGACGCGCTGACCTGCGGAAGGGGGTGCCCTTCCATGGCGATCAGTGTCGGCTCCGTCGAGGTCGACGTCGTCCCCAACACGCGGGGGATCTACACGCGGCTGAAAGAGGGCTTGGTCCCGGCCGCGACCCGTGCGGGCCAGGACGCCGGCGACGCTGCCGGCCGGGCGTTTGGCCCGGCGATGCAGGGCTCCGTCGGCGACGCGATCGGCGCGCGGATCGGCCAGCAGATCGGGGAGCAGATCGCCTCCCGCATCGCCTCGTCGGTGCGGGACGGGCTGCGGGACGGCGTCACCCAGGGCGGCCGTACCGCGCGGCCGGCGGCGACCCGGCAGGGTGACGAGACCGGCGGTGCGTTCTCTCGCGCGCTGAGGGCCCGGCTGGAGGCCGCGTTCCGGTCTCTGCCGCGCGCAGAGGTGCGCCTGTCCGACACGGGTTTCGACGCGGACATGGCCCGTCTGCGGGCCCGGCTGGAGACGCTGTCGAACAAGCGGATCGGCATCGACGTCGATGTGGCGGCAGCTCTCACCGAGATCACCGACATTGAGGAGCGGCTGCGGCGCCTGGGCGCCGAGCACCCGAACGTTCAGGTCCGCGCTGACACGGCGGCGGCTCTGGCGCAGCTGGCCGCGGTCCGCGCCGAGATCGACGCCGTGGACGGCAAGAACGTCGACGTCGACACGTCGCCGTCGGTGGCGGCGTTCTCCACTCTGACGACGGCGGCCGCGGCGTTCGGCCCGGCGATCATCCCGGTGCTGGCGGTGGTGGCGGCCGGCCTCGGCGCGGTCGCCTCCGCCGCCGTTGCAGCCGGCGTGGGGATCGGCGGCATCGCCCTGGTGGCGGTGCCCGCGTTCAAGCAGATCACCGGGGTCTTGCAGGCGGAGAAGCAGGCCCAGGACGCGGCCACCACGGCGAGCCTCCGGGGCGGTCAGGCCGCCTCGCAGGCGGCTCAGCGCGCGCTCCAGCAGGCGTCGGCGCAGCAGGCCCTGGCGACGGCGCAGCGGAACGCGGCCCGGCAGATCGCCGACGCCGAGCGCGGTGTGTCGGATGCGCAGCGGCAGGCCGCGCAGGCGAACGTCCAGGCAGCCCAGCAGGTCAAGGCCGCGCGGCAGTCGCTGACGGACGCCTACCAGCAGGCCGCGGACCGTATGGAGCAGGCGAACCGGCAGGTCGCCTCCGCGGAACGGGACCTGGCCGCCGCGCAGAAGGCCGCCCGGCAGGCCCAGGCGGACCTGATCCAGGCGCGCAAGGACGCCGAACAGCAGCTGGAGGACCTGAACAACCGGCTGGTCGACTCCCAGCTGTCGCAGCGGGACGCCGAGATCGCGCTGATCGAGGCGACCCGACAGCGCGACGCCGTCCTGAAGAACGCCAACTCTACGGAGCTGGACAAGCAGAAGGCGCTGCTGGCCTACGACCAGGCAGTCCAGCGGCTCAAAGAGCAGACCACTGAGACGCAGCGGCTGAAGGCCGAGACCGCGGCAGCAAACCGGGCCGGCGTCGAGGGCTCCGCCACGGTCAAGACCGCACAGGAGAAGCTCGCCCAGGCACAGCAGGATGTCGCCGACCGGACGCAGGCGCTGAAGGATGCGCAGGCCAACGCGGCGAAGGTGCAGATCCAGAACGCGCGGGCGATCGCGGACGCCCAGCAGAAGGTCGCCGAGGCGCAGAAGAACGTCGCCGAGACCCAGCGGCAGGGCGCCGAGGCGGTCGCCCGCGCGCAAGAGAGGGTGGTTCAGGCCCAGCAGTCGGCCGCGGACTCGATCGCGAGTGCCCAGCGGCAGATAGCCTCCGCGTCGCTGTCCGCGGCCGGGGGCGTCGATCAGGCTGCCATCGCACAGACCAAATACCAGCAGGAACTGGCGAAGCTGACGCCGGCCGCGCGGCAGACGATGAACGCCTACGTCGGCCTGCGGGGCGCGTTCTCTGCCTGGTCGAAGAGTCTCCAGCCTGCGGTGATGCCGATCTTCACGCGGGCGCTGAACGGGATGAAGAACGCCCTGCCGGGTCTCACGCCGTTCGTGCTGGCCGCGGCGAAGGCGATCGGGGACCTGCAGGACAAGGCGTCACGCGGCTTCAAGTCGCCGTGGTGGCAGACGTTCAAGAAGGACTTGCAGACCAGCGTCGGCCCGGCGATCACCGGGTTCGGGGTGTCGTTCGGCCGGATCTTCAAGGGCATCGTCCTGGTCATCGACGCGTTCCTGCCGAAGATGGGCCGCATCTCGGAGACGATGCAGCGCATCACCGGCAAGTTCGCCGACTGGGCCGCCGGCCTGAAGGGCTCCCCGGTGTTCGAGCGGTTCCTCGACTTCGCCGCGCAGAAGGCGCCGCTGGTCGGCGACACGATCGCGCAGATCGCGGGCGCGCTGATCAGCATCGGAACCGCGCTCGCCCCGATCTCGGGCCCGGTGCTGCAGTTCATCGGTGGTCTCGCGCAGGGCGTCGGCTGGGTGGCAAAGAACATGCCGTGGCTGGTGCAGGGCATCTACGGCGCGGTTGTGGCGATGAACGTGTGGAAGCTGGCCGTGGCCGGCTGGGCGCTCGCGCAGCGTGCCGCGAACATCGCGATGACCGCGTTCAACGTGATCAGCAAGGCAGGCCCGTGGGGCTGGATCGCGCTGGCGATCGGCGCCGTGGTCCTGGCCGTGGTCCTGCTGTACAAGAAGTGCGACTGGTTCCGGGCCGCGGTGCAGGCCGTGTGGGGCGCGATCAAGACGGCGGCCGGCGCGGTCGTCGACTGGTTCGCCGGGCCGTTCGCGCGGTTCTTCACCCAGACCATCCCGAGCGTCTTCAACACGGTGCTGAACTGGGTGAAGACGCACTGGCCGTGGATCCTCGGTCTCTTGACCGGCCCGATCGGGCTCGCCGTCGTCGCGATCATCAAGCACTGGGACGGCATCAAGGCGGGCATCTCCGCCGCCTGGGGCTGGATCAAGACCAACGTCCTGTATCCGATCCGGGACTTCTTCACCCGCACGATCCCCGGGTGGGCGAACACCTTGAAGAACCTGGTGGTGGCCGCCTGGGACCGTGAGAAGACCGGCCTGTCGAACATCTGGAACTGGATCAAGTCGAACATCCTGTATCCGATCCGGGACTTCTTCACCCGCAGGATCCCCGGGTGGGCGAACACGCTGAAGAACCTGGTGGTGGCCGCCTGGGACCGTGAGAAGACCGGCCTGTCGAACATCTGGAACTGGATCAAGAGCCACGTCATC